GGCGCTTCGTTTTTGTAATTTTACGAAATTGTTTATTTTTGACTGCATAATAACAGTCATGTACCTGTATAAATAAGGGGCTATCTTCAAAGTCTTTTGGAGTTACACCTCTATTTGATTTAGATTGTATTGTAACGCCAATTTTTGAATAACATTCAGCCGCAAGTTCAGAACAAAATAAAGTTTTATATCTACCAACTGGAATAAAAGAAAAAACGAATCGAAGAATCCCTTTGGCGTTGTATTCTGCTGAAATATATTGACTTCTTAATATTTGCTCTAATTTTTGTTGCTGTTGTGGTGTTAAGTTAGGGTGCCTAAGAATACAAAAAGATTGGCTTTTTTAAAAGGGTGCCGCATTATTGTATTGTCGCAAACGCCTCTTCGTGTTGCATCAATAATGTTAGAATCTCCGACGAATATCGCTACATGGCTAAATGCTCCATGTGTAAACCAACGGATTAAATTGCTAAGTAGCCCTTCTTTGCCCTGGTAAGTATAATGTCACCGGGCTCAAGTTTGTTCTCGTCCAGTATAAGCATGTCCTTCATTGCCTCTAGCCTTTTTGAAGATACGCAGGGGGGCAGCCATCTGCCGCTCAACGCAACCTCAACATTTTATCAATGCGTGTTGGGAATAGTGTTGGGTAAGAAAAAGGGCTTACAGCCGTTTTTACTGTAAGCCCTTGATTTTCTTTGGCGTCCCCAAGGGGATTTGAACCCCTGTTATCGGCGTGAGAGGGCGCTATCCGCCCGGCGCGATTACTGTTTTCAACTCTCCCCGCTTCTATCCTGCCGTTATCATTCCCGCCTGTTTACCCCCATTTTTACCCCTGATTTTACCCCACGCGCCCTCCGACGTGACAGGCCGCTGAATGCCGATTTTCATCCCGCTTTCACGCCGTTTTCCGGTGCTCCGGGGCCTGGCATGGAGTCTGGACGGAAAAGAAAAGCGTACCGAAGGAGGTGATGCCCTATGCCCTTGAGCGATCTTGATAGAATGCGCGTCAGAGGCGAAATTTAACGACGCCCCGGTAGCCGTATGGCCGCCGGGGCGTCTCTTTTTTTGGGATCGATGTCACGATGCTGGCAACGAAATCTCGACGCTGATCGCCCGCACGGCCGCCACCGTCTCCGCCGCTTTGACCTGATCGTAAATAGCTTGCCGCTGCCCGATCACCGCGCCACTGATCGCGGACCAAGATTCGCGGTTGATCAGGATTCGTTGGGCCAAAGCGGCGACTTCCATACCTCTGGCCGCAGCCATGGCCGAAAGCATGGGCACCGACGCGGACGGGTTGGTCATAAGCGCCGTAGCCTCGGTCACCTGCTGGTCCCACGTCGCTGTCTCCCATCGGCCATACTCGGTCCCAAGGGGCTCAAGTACGGCGTCGCAGGCCGCCTTGGCTTCCGCGTTCTTGGCCGTTTTGAGTGCGGTCAGATCGGGCGTCAGCCACTCGCCGCCGAACAGCGGGATGCCTACCGGTGGATCAACTACCTCCACCCCCTCCGGCCAGGTCGCGGCATGATCGCGGCCTACTCATCCGGCACACTAATCACATTATCCTCACACCCCCACCCCACAGCGTCAGCGACTGTTATGCCCCGTCTCGTCAACCCATTGGTCTCTTGTAATCCCCACTGATAGAGATATCGCTCTGTGACCGTTCCGTCAGCGTCCGTTATGTCAACGATTTTGTGCCCTGCTTCTTCGGCTGGTTTATCTTCAGTAGGGTCTAATTGGCCTTGTAATACCCATCCATACCGCTCGTTAAGCCATGTTTGGATGTCGGACAGAACTCTGGACTTATAAGTATCAATAGCAATAAGATTTTCTACGTCTGCTTTTGTCGCAATCGATTTTGGATACCCAATCATATTGACTCCTATCTTGTCATTACAGCGCCACGGCCAACGGCTCCGCGACCCCGCGCGCACCGATAGCCGTATCCAGATACAGCGGACCGTAAATCCAAAGCGAACTGCGCGAGCCGCAATACGACCCACTATTCCAATAGCCGCCCGCGATCCCACGGTTGGGGGCGTAATACGACTTACCAGCCACGCCGGAATCGTTGGCGTTATAGGCATCCACCCAGGAGGCCGCTGCATAGGGGCCGCCTGCCTCGCAGAGCCATTGCCAGAGGGCGCCACAGCAGTCCTCACAGCCACAATTACTGATCATACGTCTGCCGGCGGTGTCAGAGTGGCCTCCCGTGGTGCCAGGATCGGCGCTCCCGGAGATATTGGTGCCCTGATTGCTGCCCAAGCTGGCAGACACAAACTCATGCTGGGACAGCGGTCGTTTGCCGACCTGCCCAAACCATTGCGAGAATTTGTAATAGTGGAAGGCCGGGCTACTCCCGCCATCGGCAGTCGTGCCACCATTAACAGAGACCAGCGCCCCGCTGCTTACCGAGGCCAGATAGATATCAACCCATTTGCCGATGCCGGAAACGTACACCATGCCCTCGGGCGAGGACACGGGGCGGTGCTTCAGGTCCCAGACGCTGGCGGGGAGGATGTCGCCGGCAACATAATCGGACAGGGAGTGGCCAGAGATTGTCCCAACAGCCAGGCACAGGCAATGAAATCCGCCCGCCTTGCGGCTTGTTGAGGCGGTATATCCTGTCGGATAGGTTGAATTTGCTGATACGACCAATTTAATCGACCCACTATCGAGACACGCGTAGACATAAAAGTCTTTGCCCGCACGATTCGCCGCCTACGGTGTAGTCGGTCGCTGTGCTGTCCCATGCAGACGAATCTGACAGCACAAAGTCTGTTGCTCCGAGAGCGTAAGCAGTACGCCGCCAACATCAATAGCCATCCGCGCGGGAGAGAGGAGTGTAAGCCGGTCGGCAGCGGCTGAAACCGTTTTTGCTGCCCAGGCGCTATCCCGCGAATAATGGCCGGGCATGGACGCGATCAGGGCGGCCGCTAGATCGTAGGTGGAGGCCGACCCACTGTGCGGGTTGGCTGCTGCCTCATGCGCCTCACGGGCAGCGGCCTCGGCCGACAACTCGGTGCTTGTCGCGAGCCCAGCCCGAACATGTACTGCTGTAACTTTTTTGGTGGTGCCGTTGGCCCCGTCTGTCACATCACTCATATCCTGCACGACAAAGATATCATTATCGGCCGGAAGTTCAGCCAACTCAGTCATTTCGGGAAGGGTTTTAAGCGCCATTGTTACCCCTGATAGGCCAGCTTGTCGCCGGCAGTTGTTGCAATGATGTTGCCGTCACTAGTAGCCAAACAGCCGACAGACACGCCCCGCGCCGGCACCGGCACCACAAACCGTTGCCAGGACTCCCAGCCATCACGCACGCTCTCTATCTCGACGCGCATGGCTTCCCCCACGCGTTCCTCGCGGTCCGATAGCTCTGTGGCCAGTGAATACGTCCACGCCCTGGGCTCGGTGGCCAGGCCGGTCACCGACCGGATCAGCGCGGATGTGGCCGCGTCATAGAGGTAGATCGAAAGAGTTGTGCCGGCCTCGGGCAGGATGTTGCCGGCGGCCTGGTCATCGATGGCCCCGGTTTGCTCAACCCGATTACGATTGTCCCAGGTGAGAGTGATACTAGAGTCATCGGCGAGTGAAGTGGGGAACGCTACCCCATTGACGCGCACGTTAGCCGGCGGATACGGTCGGATTGCCCGAGCGTTGAAGATTTTAGTATTTTCCGACGCGTCATCTAATGACAAAACGCCTCTGGTCGTCATCGGGCAGACCTTGAGCCGGACCGTCAGGCTCTGGAGATAGACGGATCGGCACAGGCCATAATCGTCCACCCCGACAAACCAGATTTGCGCCCCATCGGTGTGCGTAGATGGAACGGTATCAAGGACCCCGCGACCGATGGTCAGGGTCGCCGTACCGAGATCGGTATCCACCGTTCCCGATTTTACCCACACCCATTCGTTGTCGATTACCGCAAGACAATCGAGTCCTGGCGTGATGCGGTGCGGCTCGGTGATTCCCTCGACGGATAGAGATGTTGTCGCGGGACCAATGTCTGCGGATATGATTCCGGTCGGAGTGAACAGTTGATTTCCACGATCAATCCAGGCCGAGCGGGATGCAACGTATTCATAGAGTTCATACCCCAGGGATGTGCTTGACGGACGGCCGATGAACGTCGCCATGATGCCGGACGTTTCATCCCGACTGGCGAGGTCTGATTCGCTGACAACTCCATTGACCAACAAATGGTATGGCAACTCCGTCAGGGAGCGATACTCTGCATCCTCGGGAAGAGCCGCACGGCTTGCGCCTTCCACCGCTCCAGGTCCAGAAAAAATGGTGTAATCAAGCCCATAAATATCCTCTGAGCACGTCACAGTGACCTGCTCGTCGGTGAGACTTCCGTAATCGATTTCCAAAACACGCATGACCACGCGAACAGCGCCATAGTCACTGTTTGACCATGCAAAAACATCCCCGCGCACAAGTTGCGAGAGTTTGCGATTCCCGATGAGTTCCGCCACAGCGAACGGATACGAGTTTTGCAATAATTTACGCTCAGCCACCCGCTGGGCAACGGATCCATTCGTAATATGTTTCCCGTCCACATCCAGGATGATGGGCTTTCCTTGCAGCGCTTGGGCAGCAGGGTTATCCAACGGGAGAGTTCGGACGGTTTCACCATCACCGTCCTCTTCATTAACCTGCGTCCAAGTAAGTAAGACCTTGTTGTAGAGGTCTACAGGCTCTTTACGAGAATAGTTATTTACTTTTGAAATCGTTGATTCATCAAAATGCTGAATATTATCTATATCATAATCGCCACGGAACAATTTAATGGTTTGCAGCCCTGTCCGGGGATGCTCGAAAACAATTCCATCAATGTAGTCGCAAATATCTGAAATAAAATCATCGTCTGATGTCCCACCATCCTGTGTTGGAGCAAGCCCAAAACCTTCATTATACAAAGTCTGCGCGGCGGCGAGGAAGGCCGCTTCATCAATAAGGGATGTATCCAAATGCGATCCCCACTCTCCAGCCCCACCATTTGATGTCTCTATGTCCCAGATAATATGCACGGGATTCATGCCCGTCACTGTATCATCAATCTTGGGGAGCATGAGTTCTGGATGCCAATCAACCGTATCGTCTTCAACCAGAAAATCCCAGCTCTTGAGGTAGGGGTTGACTGCCGCAATCTTGCCATTGCGGACAAGCGCGGTAACAAGCCCGCGATAGGCTGGTTGGTCGGTGCCAGATCGAGCAGTCAGATAGCTACTGATCTCCTGGTCTGGATTTCCATCCATCAAGTCGATTTCGGCAACAATCCCTCCCTCGGAGCTTTCTCCCCCAAAGAGATTCGGCTGGTTGATGGAAATACGCCCAGCCGAAGCATCGCCAGTCCAGGCAATCTTATCCCCGACCTTGATCGCCTTAAGCTTCGACATGCTATGGCAAAGTGCAAACAGGATGTCCACCAAATACCAATAACCGACGACGTAGGATTGGTTTCCCTTCCCCCCGCCACTGCTCATGTGTTTTCTCCACCTGCGGCGGCAAAACGCGTCAGAGCCGTCACCATCACGGCCTTAATACGTGCATGGTCAAACTGTTTGAGAATTTCGATATCAATTCCATTTTTCCTAAAATCGTTCCAATCGAGGCCGTGCCCTCGACAAAAGGCACGCCCACCATCGCAGCAACACCCCGGAGTCGACATGTAATCCTGCAGGGTAACGATCATCCTTTTTTCCCACCTGCATTCTTGCGTATTGGGATGGTATTCACATTTCCGAAATATAAAACAGTTGCATTTTTTATCCAACGCCGATGCCACACCTTCTTGATGTAATCACCCTCCTTGGCCATATTGACATCAGACTCTTCAATAGTCCCAGGAGTGGCGTTGCTTGACTTCTTTGCTGGCGTAAGTAGATAGCTAACAAATGAAAGAGCTAGGGATGCTATAAACAGTATTGCTTGCAGCATTATGCCACCTTATCTCCAGTAAATGGATTATCCAGGGGGATGGTTGGGCCACCACCAAAATTTTCCAAGTTGTTAAATTTCGTTTTGCAAATTGAGATAGACAGATTGCAGCCTGGATAAAATGTCACGGTCAAGCCGGTTGTCCCAACGTTGCTCAAAGCATAATGCAAGGTAACGTCCGTCCCGGCATGGGCAACGATCATGCGCCGCTCGCCCGTGTCGAGTTCGGCATACCCCCCGCTCCACCAGCCGTCCTCTTGGCCAGCCAAGCCGGAATGAGTCAGAGTGCGTGAGCCGTCACTTGTCACGCCGGCCAGACGCACCGCATACTCTGACGCAACCAACCCACATTGGCGGCTGTAAATGGCATGCCTGCATTGACGCCCCATCCTGACCAAGCCGGTCTGACGAAATTGCGTCCGCGAAGTGTCACACTGCAAGGTCGCCTCATCTCCGGCCAGTGAACCGTCCGTCACGCGTCCCTGCCAGATAACCATCGCCTCCGTATCTCCTACATGGAGGCGATAGATCGTGATGTAGGCCACATTCTCTGGTGGTGGCCCTGCGTACCGCGATGCAATGCCCAAGGTGCGGGCCATCGTGAGTTCGAGGCTTCCTTTCAGTGCGTTTTGCGTTGACTTGATATTCCCGCTTTTTATCGTAGCCGCCTCATACACTTCACCATTATACGTGATATCACGCGAGGCAGACGTGTAGCGCCATGCCGTTGATCCGGCCACGAAGCGAAAAAGGACAATCGGCCGCCCACCAAAAATGCTGTTCTCGAAATCCCAGAAGCTCACTGTGCGACCTCCTGGATCATGAGCGAGGCCTTGAGCGCCGGAGCCGTGCTCCAGGTCAACTCGGTGTCGTCCTGATCCAGCCGGACCAGATTCAGGAAGCACATCGTCTTGATACTCGCGACCGGCACCTCGACGCCCAGGGTGTCGCTGATCGTCAGCACTTCGGTGCCTGGCGCGCCGCGCTTAATGGATGTGACCTGCCGGAAGTATTGCACACCGGCTGTGGTCTCGACGAACAGATGCGTCCTGGTCGGATGGCCCGAGAGCATGGCGAATCCACAGTCCTCGACCAAAATGGTCTGATCGCTGGCGCCGATGGCCTGCGCCGGGGCCATGGACGCGTCGTAGTTGGGGTACCAGAACGGCACCCGCCGACCGTAGCACCGGGCCACAAACTGCCGGGCCGTAAACGCGGCTGCACGGTCAATGGCCACGATGTCTACCTGCACCTGTTGGGACGTGAAGTCGGACGGGCTGGAAAAGAAGACCGTTCCGGTCGAGTAATCCAGTTCGGAGATGACCCGGGTGAACGTCACCGGCTGGGTGGAGGACTGGAGAAACCGGGATGGGTAAACGAAGACGTCCAGGCCGAGGTATTGCGGCAGCGGCAGGCCGACGTCGAGGTCGCGATCATCCAGGAGCCGGAACTCCAGGGTGTACTTGTCCTCCACGGCCGGGGCGCGTTCCTTGGTTGGGGCCGAGGCGAACCGGGCCAGTTGCACCGGGATTGCGTAGACCGGGCCGGTGTGCCCGGCTGGCGGCGAAAGAGGCTTAGTGACGGTGATGCTCGATGCCGTCAGGGATTCAACTGGCAAGGTCTGGGTCGCCGTCTCAGACCACCAGATGCAGACCATATCGCCTGCGGCCAGGGACATGTTCGTGGTATCCACGGCTACCGTGGCGTCGCCCTCGGCCGGGGCGGTGGACAGGCGTTCGGCCTCGTGGAAGAGCGGGAGAGACCATGAATTTGCTCGCCACGCCTGGACCTGATTTTCAAGCCGTTGCGCCAACGCTGATGTTTGCGGCCAGATCACGAGCTTGATCGTTCTGCGCGGCTCTTGGCGCACCTGAATGCGCTGCTCCAGGCCAGTCCAGGACGTAAGCACATCCGTCAACCAGGAAATCGTCTCCACGAGCCCATCCTGGGGCCATTGCGTCAGCACCACGGCCCGGGTGCCGGTCAGGGTGATGAGAATGTTTTCAGTTCCGAAAACAAACGTGTGCGCGGCCGCGATATCCACCGGGCCAGCGGAGCCGATGACGTAGGTGACAATCTGGCTGGCCAAAGGGTCGAGGGTAAAGGGCGTGCCCGGAGTGTTGTGCGTGATCCCGTCCATTTCGGACTCTATGTCATTGGAGCAGGTCACGGCGTCCAGAGAGGCGTTCCACAATTCGACCGTGGATTCCGCACCATCGATCACCGTCCCCAGATCAATGTCCGCCGACGGCAATGCGTAGACATGGCCAAATGCAAATCCAGGCAACAGCACCCCGGCGTGGCTGGCTGGGTGCATTTCGATGGGCGCGTTGCTGGTCAATGCACCGGACAACGCTCCATCCAGCACCAGGCAGGCATTGCTCGCCAACGGCCACGTATTGGGGCCTGGCATGGACGGCGTATAACTGACCTCGTCAAAATCGGTCAGCAACGCCGAGGGAAGTGTGCCGGTGTAGGTGCTCATCAGACCCCATCATACTCGACGGCTAACACGCTATTAGAACTCCCGAGAACGGTATAAATTGGCAGAAGCATGTACTCTTGCCCAGCGTATGTAACTACTTGCTCGAACAATGACACTGGGACAGACGTTATTTTAACGTGTGACAACTCACCAAGAAATGAGGTATTCGTTAGTGAGATATTTCTTATCATCCTCACCTGCGCTGGGAAAAGAAGTATTGGAGAAACAATACTAGATGGGAGTACCTGTAAATAGCTTGTGTTAAAGCTACCTGAACACGACGTTACTGTCCGTGATGTAAGGCTCCAATACCCACAATTGGGAGGCAAGAAAAGGGTATCGGATGTAGTCCCAGAAGACGCCCGTCCAGAAGTCACCCAGGTCCCACCGCTTGGGACAACTCCGGCTGTTGAAATGTTTATAGCCCCATTGACAGAATACTCTGCCGTTGTGTAGCTAAACAAATACAACAATGGATATCCGCTAGACCCTGTTGAATTTTTTGTAGAATCGCTATCGTCTACTCTGTTTGAACTAAAAAAGAACTTTCCCCCGTCCCACGCCCCGTACTTCGCTGACATTTCACCAAGATAAATGTAAGACACAAAAGTAGACGTAAAATTTAAATAGACAATTAAAGTAAACGGACTATCAAATAAAAATATTTTATACGATCCTGCTTGATTACACCAAGTAAAACCAGCCAAACCATACCCTGTTGCGTTTTCTATTGGCGCGCCTGTCTGCGATATCCAGTTCTTTGATGGATCATACCG